TACCTTGGTTAGGAGTGCCATTCTGCTGACTCTGCTGGTCTCGATTCTCACCGGATCGATTCCACGTATCGGAATCTGACCAAAGATGATTGACTCATCCAGGGTCTGATACGCTGTCCGTAGGGCATCGAAAGATGCTTGTAGCCCGAGAGTATACTCTCTCACTACCTCTACGTAGGGCAGAGCCACTAGTACTGCTTGGCTGGCAATACCTTCAGGAAGTAATCCCGGCAGCTTCTGGTTAAAACCATGAAGCTGGTGGGCAATCTTCTTGAGTCCTTTGTTAAGAGCTGCGGCCTTGATCTCGGCCAGTGTCATGAGGACGAATTTTCGTCTCCATGCCAATGACTGATTACAAGACAGGATTCCATTGAAGAACCTCAAGGTAAGACGGTTAGACTTATCTTGTTGAACTTCAACTGGATCGTCGCTCTTAGGAAAGCACCATAGTGTTGACATCTTATCGAAATCTCTTATTCGGAGATTTAGGTCAGACATCAACGCGACGTACGCCCGGGATTCCACTTCGTATGGACTCAAGGTCCACCGGCTTAATCCCTCCTCGAGCATTTGCGCAAGGAGATACCATTTTGTGGTAGCTCCCTCCGTAATAGCACCGAGTGGGAAACCGGAGATCTCAGTTCCGTTCATGTACCACCGTTTCGCAAATTCATATGTGTTTTTGGACACATGGGATTTGGGATCGGAGATACTAACTCCTAGCAATTCCATAAGTTGTAAATATTCTTTTACAACCTTTGGATTTGTTAGTACCAGGTCATCACCTAGTAGAGCATAGTTAGACCATCGCGCGGTATAACCCGCACGTTTGGCAGCTAGCCTTACTATGAGATGATGGCATACGGCGAAGGTTGTCCATGAACTATAGGCTCCCATTGCCTGACCCGCACCATATTGTATGGCCCGGTTCAGCTCTGGGGCCCAGAATTCATGCCCAACCATCACATGGCGCCAGGCCTTAGCATATTCTGGGTCAATAATTGTAGCAAGGACGATCTCCTGAATACTTACAGGAAACCGATCTGTTGCTGCAGTTAGATCCAGACTATTATAATTTCAAGGTACCGTCGGCCACCGAGAGGAAGATTGTTGGTCGAAAGTACAGTCTCCTTTGAACCCTTTCAGGACTTTCATAAGATTGTCATGAAGGGGCTTAAGGGCTGACTGCGACCAATAATCGAAGATAGCGATTACTCGCTCCTTCCCCTCCCGATCGTGGATTACTGAGAGTTTTCGTATTAGAGACTTATCTCTAATCTTGAACCTTAGTGTCCATGGAATCAGGGCATAGTTGCTCCGGAGAGTTTCGATACGGTCCAGCATGCTGGACCCACCGATAATTCCCAGGGCGCTGACTAGTGCCTCTGGCAGATGGTGGAGATCTACCATTGATCCTACCATAGCCTGAGCATTGGGTCCTGCTTTGGTTGATAGGTGGCACTTAGTTCACTGTGGTCTTTCGAGATGTAGG